AGAAATTCTTCTGAAGGGAAAGTTGTGTACATTCTTGTGTAAGGAGACTTGGTATAGACATTTTGAATTAATTCAAAATCAATATTATAATAAACCGAATTATTGTTTACTTCTGTAAAAATATTTTGTGACTGTGTACCAACATCAATTGATTTTTGATACATTCCGTTTGTATAAGCAGAACTAATGAAAAAAGTATACCAAGCAGACCCACTGATTGTGGAAGCAGATATTCGACGGGTTAAAAAATTGTATGATGTCATTTGATTCCCGTAAGTATCATTTCCAGTTGGGTAGGGTACCGTTGGGTAGTTTAAAATTTGCACGGCGGGTAATTCGCCGCTAGTCCATCCAGAATAACTTAAATACGTATTCATTTCGTTTTCAAAATCAACTTGATTTGTTGATGGAGCAACTCCATTACTAAATCCAAAAAAATTGACCCCCTGACTTTGCATATAATTTCCTATAATTGTTGAAGCGGTCAAAGGTTCAATTACCAATAAAGCCGTAATTGAATTATTGTAAAATATAGGAGTAGGGTTTGGAGTAGGCGTTGGAGTTGGTGAAGTAGTAAAACTAGGTGTAACAGTATTGGTAGGTGTTGGAGTTGGTGAATATGACGTTTGAGTAACCGATGGTGTAACAAAAGGTGTAGCAGTATTGGATGGAGTATATGATGGTGTAACAGTAACCGATGGTGTTGGGGTTAATGTGATACAATTGTAGACTTGTGTAAACTCGCAGTTTTGTGAGTCAATTATTTTTACTAAAACGGAAGGACTATTAGTATAGGCTGACGGACTTTCAAAAGAAAATGGTAATGTCGTAACCCCTGAGGAAACTAAATTACAATTTAATAAAAATGGTGTACAAACATATATTGAATATGGCGGTATACCATTTATTGTATTTATAGTTATTTGACTCATTTTTACGCACAAATAATATTATTTACTGAGATACATTTAATAACATAGTAAATTCTTATTGTAAATGTAATGGTTTCCCCTTTATAATACTCACCTGTTTGGTCAGCCTTTGCAAGAATATTAATACTATTCTTTTCAGCATCTACAGTACAACTTTGGATGTTTGGAATGGTAAGAATTGATGATTGTATAATTGGTGCAAAATAACTTAAATCAGGAATATTATCAAAACTCTCGGTATAATAAAAAGGAAACTCGTAATCAATTCCCCCAATATTTACTTTAAAATTAAATGTTGCACTACTTAAAGTACAATTTGTTGAATTTTCAACTAATGACGTATATCCTGAATACATCATATTTTTTAAAGTTAATTTAGTTGTTGGAATAGTTTCTTTTACTCCCTTACTATATTTGAAACTATAACTAGTAATTTGTTTTGGGTCACAAGTCACATCAATACTTCTTGATGTTATACAGTTATTTTCACCACTTACTGTTAAAGTATAGGTACCTGCCGTTAATCCAGTTATAAAAATTCCAGTTTGCCCGTTCACATTTTCACTCCAAAATAAACTATATGGTCCGTCAGTTTCTTGAATCAAAGCGGTGACGGTTCCCTCATTTCCATTTTGACAGCTTGTTGAATATAGAAATAATTGGTATGGTTCAGTTTTAGGAATAAAGGTAATCCCAGTAATTGTACATGCAGTATCATCAATAACTGTAACAGTATAGAACGCTGAGGGTAGTCCAGTAAAAGTATATGTTGTTGCAGTTGTGGGAGATGAGTGTTGTCCGCTAGATAAATAATACGTATAAGTAAGTCCAGTTTGGTAAACTTGATTAATACCAACATTTATGGAACCACTAAAACTTGCACAATTATCAGTATTTGCGGTTAACGAAATAGAAAAGTTTGTAAAATTTTCAATTGTAATTATCTCATTATAAGTACAAGCACTGTTTATGTCTCTAACCGTTAAAAGATAATTTCCATAATTTAAGTTTGAAAATGTATTGGTCGCTAAAGAAGTTGTTCTTTTAGTTACTGAACCACTACTGGCAGATAGAGTAAATAAAAACGGTGGTGTACCATCCTGTAATTGTGTTGTAATACTTCCCCTTTTATCACAGTAAGAATCTTCTTTTGTTGAGGAAATAATTGAAAACGAATTTGGTGCAAAAAGTTGAGCCTCGTAATTAGTTTGACATAAACCAGCATCAGTTATGGTTAAATCATAAATACCTGATGATAGTCCTGTAAATGTAACTTCGTTGGAAATTAAAGTTTGTGACACCCCATTACTTAAAGAGTAATTAAAGGGTGCTGAACCGCCTGAAGTGTAAAAAGTTATCTGTCCGTTATTACTATAACAATCGGGTAATACCGTTGTATACGCAAGAACAGATAAGGAACTTGAAGCACTTACAGTGGTACTCTTGAAACTTGAGCATCCCAATGAATCGGTCACCGTAACCCCATAATTTCCAATTGATAGACCTGTTACAGATGTTCCCGTCACTGTTGGTGATATAGAGTTGTCCCAAACATATGTAAATGGAGCGGCTCCAGAAACACTTGTAATATAAATCTGTCCATTCTGTATAACACAAGCAGGATTATTTACTGTATATAAATTAAAGTCTAATGGCGTGGAAGTCTTAACAATCACAGAGTTACTAATACCTTCACATCCACCTAAATCTTGTACTACCGCATAATAAACATCGGGAGCCAACCCTTGGAAATACACATAATTAGAATTAGTCGACGCGCTCGTATAAAAACCTCCGCTCGAATATAGTGAAACGGTATTTAATCCATAATTTATTGGCATGTAAGCATATACTGTTCCATTATTATCACCACACGTTGTATTCACTGAGGTGGTTAATGTAATTGTAATAGAAGAGGTTATTACAAAAGAAATTGGCACTTGATACACCGTCTCCCCCAAATAAGGCGTGTCATAAATTTGTAATGAGTAATATCCCGCACTTAGCCCTGTAACAACATATGGATTTGTTGTAATTGTTCCAGATGAAAATGAAATTCCTGAAACAGGATTTATCCATGTAACACTAACAGGAGGTGAAGATGCGGTATATGAGAGTGAAAATGTGCCAGCAGACGTGTTTCCACAATCTCCAACTATACTATATGAGGTACCTAATATTGACATTTATTAACAACCAAATTCAACGTTTATAAATTCTAAATCAAAATCAGCAAGAGTAATCTCTTCACAGTCCTCTGATTGTAATGTTATTGTATTATTGGCGTAAGTTGCCGAAACACCTATTGCCGTTAAATCTCCAAGTATACTTCCAAGTCCTTGGTTTATAAATATAATCCATTGCACTTCACTCATAACTAAATTTGGTGAGTTAAACACCTCAGGGTTATCAAAACTAAAAGTCTCATTCACACCATTTTTGGTTAATGTGAGGATAAATCTATATTGTAATGATGATATAGACGCAGTACCAACCGCACAGACTATTTCTAATGGGATTGAATTTATTGCTTGTTGTAGAATATTAGAATTATATAATATACTCAAAAAGAAATCGACTGTATTACAATTATTAGGTTGTACTCCACCACCAGCTTGTCCACCTGCAAGTTCTAAATTTTCTAAAATACATCCTCGTTGTGGCCTGTAAATAAATTTCTGTCTATGGAAAATAGAATTTTCGAACCTTGTTCCTGTATTCCAAAGAGTGGTAGCAGGTATAAATTGTTCAACCAACCTTACCCAAAAATCTCCAATTCCATTAATATAACTTAACATATTAATGTAGTTAAAATTATTTGTTTCGATTCCTACGTCTTGTAGTGATGTTAGATATCTCCAAAAAATAGATTGTAGTGTTGGGTATCCCGATGTTTTACCGTCTGTCGCAACTTGTCTGTTTCTAACATTTATTAAATTTGTCCAAAAAGTTTGAGCGAATTCAAAAAAGTCTTTTAGTTGTGGTTTTGGGTCAATTACGGTCCAGTCGGTATCACCTGTTGTTGGGTACGGATTAGCAAGTCCTGAAAAAGGTATCGGATAATTTTCTTGGTTTGAAAGAGCCCATACATCGTATGCAAGTGCTTGTCCTGGATTTAAAAACAAGTCAACGTTTTTAACATTCATTACAAGTCTATCATCACTTACTTCATAATAAGCATCAAAATTACCATCAGCATTTTTTCTTAAATCAGATGTGTTTTGGGTCCAAGATTTTTTGTTATCAATTGTTTTTTCAAGTTCAAAACCAATTCCCAAATAAGGAAAGTTTCTAAACCTCTCCAAGTATTTTTCACCATATGTAAATGGTTCAAGTTGGGTTTGAATATTAACTGAGTCACCAGTAAATGTACTTAACTCTTCGTTTATTTCTTCAGGACTTCTATGTTGTGGTGTAGATTCGAACCATCCCGCACCTTTTTGAAAATAAAGGGAATCGTTATCGGCTGGTGCCTTAGGGTAACCATCCTTATCTATTGGATAATCATCCCTTAATAAATCAACTTCAACCACTTCGTTTGACGGGGTATAAGCCGTATAAGGAGCACCAAAAAATCTATAAATGTTGTTTGGGTCGTATACAGGAACTAATGGTGTATAAGTACCTCCTGTTACAGTAAAATATAACTCCTCAAATCTATCTGGTCTTATTCTATCATCTGCAAGGTATATGTGTTCGTTAAATTCCAAAAGAGCCTCGGGAGCTCCGATAAAATTCATTAAAAATTCTATTGCCCTTCTGGTACCTTTTGATTTAAACAGATATGCCGAATTAAGAATCAAGTTTCTAAAATACTGATACTCTAACTCATCAAGTGATGGTGAGTTCGACATGCCAGGAAAATTACTCGATACTTGCCCATAAAGTGTACTCAAAAAAGAATCACTTTGAATTGGTGATATGTTTGTTTGCCATCCGAGTGTTTGTGCAAAATTTGTAAGTAATTTAGACGGAACATCATCTCCCACATTATAATTTACCGAAACCATATGTGAAATGGAGTCGATGTACTTTTTGGATTCGTCAAAACTCCTACCATAAATTTTTAGAGTTTTAGCCACCTTCATATCGTCGGTATCAAATTCTTTAAAAGAATCTGTAGTATAAAATCTAGTTAAAAGGTCCGTTTGATTTTCGTCAAAGGATTCGGAAATTTTACTGAGTTTTGTTACGTATGATGTAAATGATGGGGTAGAAATATCTATGTTCCACTGACCGTTTAGTGGCCATGTTGCGGTTTGTGTAGTGTAAAATATATTCCCATCGTCGCCGTCAGTTAAGACCCTAAACTGTGAGGTATAGAGAGGCATCGAATATCTATTCAATAAAAACTCATCCACCTCATCAAGTTCCAAATTAAAAATTTCACTTACCGTAATATCATCGGGTCTTATAATATAATCCGTAATCATTGGTACGGTTGTAGGGAATGGTTCTCCGTCTACTGCAATATATAAAGTTCCTGCCGATGTGGTGGTGGTTGCGGTAACATCAATAATATTATATGTCCCACCTGTTATTTCTAAAACATAATTTCTGAAATATGTTGTAAAATCACGGTATTTAGAAACCTCATATGGTAAATTTTTAATATTGATAAATGCCGATGTTGTGAAATCAATACCTAAAGGGTTAGAAATAATACTAGCGTCTATTCCAAAATAGGTAATATTTTCAACCGAATCATATGTTAAAAAATTAATTGTTGCACCCGTTGTATAATTTGGTCTGAAAAATGAAACTTCTAAAGCGGCTGGAAAGTAATTTATACTATTTGTAATTGATGCAAGAAGTCTCTTACCCATTGGACCATAAGCAACATAGTTAGTCACTTTTGAAGGGTCAAAGTTTGGATATACTCTAAAATTTACATCATTAATCTGTTGAGCCTTAACAGTTGTTGATATGTTAAGATTACTTAAATTTAAAGGTCCCGAGTATTTTCCAGTATCAAAATTTCTATCAACTTTTTCATTAACAGAAGTTCTAAATTCAAAATTTCCAAGCGTAAGTCCTCCCCCTCGGGTAAGTTGTAACCCAACCAAATTATCCGAAAAAGTACCTTGACCACTTCCGGTTTGTGGAGGATACGTAAACTTACTCATGTTGAAATTATGTTTGCAAAGTTTTTACTGAAGTCTACATCATCCCCTCTGTCTTGTCGAACCTCATAGAGCAATTCGTTATACTGGTCTCGTATTTCATACAAGTTATATTGTTTATAAATGTTATTGCCTGAATCATAAATAGTATAAATTCCATCCTCAATCGATTTAGTCTGATTACCATAAAGAGCAATTGCAAGAGTAGATGCATCGTGTTCAACAATTTCAACTTCGACTACCGCTGGGTTGAAGAAAGTATTTGTTATTATAATATTTTGAGCAGGCGCTCCAATAAATGGAGTCGCGTTTGGTCTTGTTGTTGGTGACGATGAAGGTGTTAAGGTACAAAACATTAAGTTAGTTGAACCCTCAGAGTATCTATATCTAACAGACTTTTGTGATGTGTTAACTAAGTTTTGAGTAACAGGTTCACAATAAAAGTTCGAGGTAATTATTCTAAAGAAATTTGGTATTTTAGTACCGTTATCATTTAAGTACTCCACCCTAAAACCAACGAGTCCTTGATTTGTAAATTTGTTTCTAAATTCAGATGGAACATCTTGGATGTTAATTATAATACCTTTTGTATTTGGTGAAGAGGAAAGAACACCACAGTCATTTATTAAAGTTCGTATCTGAGCTGGTCTGAAATAAAGTGTATATATTCCAAGGGCATTAAACTGGTCTGCAGGAAGTGTTAAATTATATAACCCTCCGAGTAGCTCAGTTTCAGTACCACCTATACTTGCGTTACTATAATACGGTCTTAGATACTGTATAGAGTCTAATTGTGTAAGAGTAAAATCTGTAGTTAAATCTCTTGAGGGGGTATAGTGTAGAATTATTTCTACATCTTCAGGACTAACGTCTGAGGGTCTAACTATTCCGTAATTACCTGTAGCCAATTTATAAAAAAATTAAATTTAGTTTATTATATATCATTCCAATTTCTAACCTTGAAGAATCCTAATCCATATTTTCGAAGAGACCCAACGTTGTTTATTTCTCCCATTCGTTTAAAATCTTCCATACCAGAATATTTTCCTCTTTCAATAAATACATAAGATTGTATTTCCGGCTGTTCTATTATATTCATCAAATACTCAAATTTAGTTAAACCTGATGCGGTTAACATATCACTTGTAAGTCCTTGTGAAAAACAATAAAAAACTGATTGTCCATTAGGATAATCTAAATAGGTTTGGTCATTAATTGTATAGGCCGTAAAATTAACACTTTGGGAAGCAGTCATTCCTGTTGTTCCGTCTTCTAATGTCAACATTAGACCATCAATAAATGGATTTGGTCCATACACTCTAAGTTCTTCTAACCTAGATTTTGTCTGACCAGAAACAATAAAAGGTATATTAGAATAAGCCGCCGATATTTGTTCAGTTACACTATTATTAGAATCAAAAAAATATATATAATTTTGGCTTGATGGGGAACCACTCCATGAACCATTATTGGAAGGGAAAATTACGGTTCCGTCTGGGTCTAAATATGGTGAAACGACAAATGGTATCGTTACATTTTTATTTTGTGTAAAAAGTCCGAATATACTACTACCAGAAAATGAAATAGTATAAGTACCCTCTACCAAATAATTATGACAAGTAGTTACAGGTATAAAATCAATGACTTCCTCAATTGGTGAGCCATCACCCCAGTCTACAAAATAAGTGGCACCACTTAAATATGTTACATTTCTTTTAGATGTATTTAATATACAAATTCCATTGGGTTGATTCTCATCAATAACGAACGTAAAATTTACATTTTCATTACAGTGAGTCAAATCTCCGTCGAAAGGTGAATAATACCCAACATCAGAATAATCTTGTTTTAAAAAAATTGGGATTGATAGGTCGGTTAATAATGAGTCCCCATTAGTTCCTCCAGATAAGATTTCAGTTAAACCCGAATAATATCCGAAAGTAAATCCACTATAAGTTTCAGGTCTAATATCGAATATTAAAACCTCGGGAGATATTTTAATTTTTCTGACTTCCATTATATTACAGGTGGGTTTACATACTCATACCAAATATTAGTTGTTAAAATATTGTTAGTTGCAATATCTACCAATTCGTATACTTTACCAGGGTAATTTAAATCTACTCTCACGTAAAAATCATCATTTGGTAAGGTATATCTATTAGCATAATTTGATTGTGGATTAACTGTAAAAGTCGTATAAGTTCCAGTTGCGGCGTCAAAATACTTCGCCCTCATAAAAAATTGGGTTATGTTCAAAAGTGTTGGGTCTTCATACCAATATAGATAATAACCTTCTGTATTTCCTACATGGTCTAATGTAAATTGTGGCCTATAAATTATATAAGAATTGTCAGGAATTTCTTCTTCTACCTCGCATTCACAAACATTTTCTATAACAAAAATATTTAAATTTTGAAATATGTCATAATCAGTTCCATCAAAAACTAAATTAATAGTGGTAATATCCTCATCTTCCTCAAAGATATATTGATATACTCCAGTGGAGCCAAATGGTACACAAAAATCAAGAGTAGTTTCCCCATCATCATCATTCCAACTTTGTTCTTCTCCACAACAGTCTGTAAATGTAAACAAATTTTCAGCCGATATAAATGAAATTATTCTGTACCTAATACAAGGTAAAACTGGTGGTGGTACTCCTAATGTTGCAAAAAAATCTATGTCTGATTGGTATGTTCCTAAAATTGCCGTTAGATATATGCGTTGCGTTTGGGGAAGGGTTGAATCATAAAAATCTAATTTAAAAAAAGAATTCCTATAGGCATTTGATTGGAATCTAACATCATCAACGGTTAGTTTAGTGAAATATGTATTATGCCATGTATCTGTTGAGGCACTGTAAAAATTAAACTGATATACTTGCTGGGTATTATTTGCTATTGGTCTTCTTGAAAATCTAACTAGTTCGTAATTTGAGGGTTGACCAATAACTTTTTTTATTATTTCTTGTTCCTCTTGCAGATAACTTTCTTCTCTGCTTAGTAAATCCCATCGCATGTCAAATGGGACCACAATTTCTTGTGAATTTTCTATCGGAGTTATTTTAATTTTATTCACATCCATCTATCGTAGGTATTGGGATTACACGTGCAAAGTTTGTATTAGACCCTTCGGGTATTATTCTAAAGAAAAAATTGTCATACGGGTAGTGTCGGTTATTAAAGAACGGATAATCCACTCCATTTCCATCTGAGTCAACAAATCCGTAAGGATACAAATCTCTCCAAAAAAAAGTTTTATTTTTTTCTGAGTAAAAAGCATAATCAGGTATACCAACCGTAACATCACTATTTCCTTGTTCTATGTAGTCAGAGTATTCTCTAATTTTCAATTTATAATGTGGTATATAATAATAACCACTTGGGTTATCTAGACTTGTATTTATATCAAAAACTTGTGGATTAAATACGAATTTATGGTAGTACTCAGAAAGAACTGTTTCTTTTAATTCCATATTATTCCACTCACAGACATCACCATATATTTGTTCTCCCTGATTATAATAATCATTATAATAAAAAGTCTGAGGTACACCTCCTGAATTATATAAATAACTACTAGTTGATAAATTTAAATCCGAATTTGGATTGTTTCTTTCCCACCATGCTGTGGGGACACTCCTAATGTTAAATTTCCATCCTTCTTTTAATCCATTTCCTTGGGGTGTAGGGGGAGTAAACCACCCGAAATAACCTCTATGTACAACCGTAAAGAATATCTCGCTTACAGGTCTATTATGATTATCTAAAAAACCAGTTATGTTTACAGACCTATTAAAAGATAAATTATAAGATTGTGAATCTTCTAATACTGATATCCTTGATAAATTGTTTGGTGTTAGGGCAGCAGTCTCAAACTTTTTTTTTGTTCTAAAAGCATTCTGTTCGAATCCTGTAAAAGTCGTGACTGCGTCAAATTGATTTGTAAGAATAGTATGAAGTCTAACGTAGTAATTAGATTTTGATTCTATCGGGTTGTCACTATCAATAACTCTTCTTAAAGTACCTACTTTATCTTGTTCAAATGTATTGGGTCCTGTATTATACCCAACATCTAAAATATTAAAAATTGTAGATTCGGAACCATATGTACCATCACCTAAACTAAAAATTTCGAACAAATTCCTATCAGGAATTACTACACCTAATGAATTTGTAATTTCAATATTTGAAAACTCAACATATTCTCCCGCTATTAAATTATGTTTAAATGCGGTTCTACATTGCCAAAAAGCCTTACCATCTGAAGACACTCTTGACATTCTATATGGTATTCCATCAGATATAACCCAATCATCTGAGCTATTAGGTAATCCATCCCCAAAATCGTATGATAATGTTTTTTGACTATCCATACCTGAAACATAACTCAAATAAAAAGACCAATTATACTTATTAGCTTGTAATGGCATTGCGTCTACTTGTGCGTTTGGGCCAGAAGTATACCCATTTATTCCAAAATCTGTCCTTATAAAAGAAAATTCATTATATTGTGGAATACCAGGCCATGGTAATGTTATAGGAGTTAAAACTTGTTGAGCCTTTGTTTCCTCAGCGTTTACATAATAAAGATTATTATTATAAGGTCTATGCGGCTCCGAAACGGGTTGAGTAATACCTGAGTAAGTATTAGAAAAAAGTAGTTGGAATTTACAACTTGGAAAAAAATTAAACGAATTTTGTCTCTCATTGTCATAGACTTCAGTTAGATTAACGCTGGCCTGTCTAACATTTTCATCTAACTCTTTAATTTTCCCACTAAGGGGTAAAGTCATCTGAATACTGACATCGGATGCCTGCTTATATCTAAGACTACCTTTTAAGAATTCTATTTTATTATTATCGCTCATCAATCAAAGTTGTATCAACATACTTGTTAATAAATACATCCATTGCCGTTGCGCCAGGAATTAATCCAAAATAAAAATGTTGCGGAGCACCAAATGTGAAAGTTCTATTTAAATATCCTGTTGGTGTTGTTGAAACTAAAGCTCCAGTTAAATCATTATTTGAAATGAATGCATTGTAATATTGAGAAATATTATTACTTGTACTTGGTCTAAAATATTCTGATGAATTATCCAATCTATCTAAATCTTGATACCCAACTCTAAAGAAAGTAAATCCAGGATTTGTATCAAAATCATTTGACTGTTGACCAAATATTGTTCTAGATAAAGCTAAACCACTACCTATAGGTACCGGACTATTCGTCATATTAATTCTCCACTGATAAAATGGTACTTCTTGTGTAAAAGTAGGAATTATAGTTTCTTCATCAGGAGTTATAGGTAGAACTGTCGCTGGATTATATAATGTTCTTCTTGGTGTTATATAATCTCTATCCACAGAATTACCACTAAAAAATAATCCATAAAATGGAATTCCAGTACCGTCAGTCCCAAAATAAATTGTGTTATTACCATAAGTTTCAGGTCCGTATTCATAAACTCCAAATTCTGAACTTATAGATATCATTTGTGAAAAATCAGCGTCAACAAGACTAGGTAGTAATCCTCCAAAAAATAACTGTCCATTTGCCCATCTTGAATTTGTAAAGACAGCTCTAATTGATGGGTCGTCACTTCCCTGATTTGCATCATCATCTTCTGAATTACCAACAGGTATAAGAAGTTGCCAGAATTTAACATTAACAAACCTACTTAAAACAAAAAGATTTAATACTTTTGAATTATCTTTATAAGAGGTACTTGGAACTTTATTTACAATATATCCATCATATTCGTCTGAAAAAACTATTTCCTGTATAAATTGATTTTTTGGGCCCAATTCCATTATGGTTGTCGGAAACAAAAGGTTTTTCAAATTTCCATACTTATTTACATTAACATCAGTTAAATTGTATTTTAACTTACCGATAAAATTATTTGCGTTATATGGGGAACTTCTATAAAAAAAGTTTTTTATTTGTCTATTGAAAAATATAGTGTCTCTACAATAGCTCTTAACTGGTTGATTTTCGTCATCGAAGAATGTTGCCATTTGAAATGAAAATGCATATAGGGTTCCATTTATCCAATTGTTAGAAAAAGTTTGTGAGAATATATCAAAACACATTGCAAAAGTTAATTTTAACCTCTGTACCCACTCTACCACCGACCTTATATCAGAATAATATTTAACAGTTATTTGTCCACTAGTTGCATTTGTTTCGTCTATTCTAAATCTAAATAAAGAAATAAAAACTTTAGAGACTAAAACATAACACCCTCTTCCTCTCTCAAACCACACATAATCACTTGCCGCCGCTGGTTGAGTACTATATGGTACAGGGTCAGCAATTCCTGGTGTGCCATCTGTATTAATATAATAACTATTAAGGTCTACCGCAGATTCACATTGTGATATTGAATTTAATACTGAAGAGTATTCTCCGGTTTCTCCTCCAGGTATAAAATCAACATCAACTTCTGTTACAATAGGATTTAAATTTACATCTCCACCTCCTACTTGTTCTATAGTACAATTAGTAAGTTTAAATATTGCAAATCCAGCATTTTGATGGAGTAACATTGTATTACCAAATCCATTTTTTGTAATCTGTGTAGAAGATGGTAATCTATCAGTTCTGAAAACAGAAACTAAAGGATTTCTAACTAACAATGTATTATTAGGGTTAATGTGCCATGTATCAGGTGAGTATCCAGGAGCAACGGGAACATTTTCCTCAAAACCAGCATATACAGGTGAGAAATATATGGCGTTAGTATTTTCAAAAAAAGTATCTCTATCTCTCAAATATACATTAGTGTAGCTATTTCCATCCGGGTCAGGCAAAGCTACGTTAGTTTGTACATAAGATAGTGCGTGAGCATATCCAGCACCCTGTGTTATATATAAACTATAACTACTATTAAAAGCATCTGTCCAAAAATCATTACCTATAGTCCCACCAAAAATACCTATTGGACATCCAAAAAATACTGAGGATGAATAATCCAAATATGTAGTTAGTCTTCCAACATAAATAGAACTTCCCTCTACGTATTCTCTACCATAATAACCTGATACTTCATTATCTTCAGTATTCCTTCTTACTGAATGATAATATTGATTATTACCAGGATAGTTTCCAAACTTAGTACAGAATCTACCAGTTCCCGCCCCGCCAAACATGTCAAAATCATCTCCAACATAAACGCTATTACTACCATCATAACAATTACTGAGCCTTGAGTAAGCTCCGTCGTTTGGTCCAACATCGTCACAAATAACACCGGGATTAATACCATTATTATATCCTACATCAAAATTATAGTAAGGATGTACAGTATAAATGCTAGGTATAGCAAAAGGGAATTGTTGTCTTCTTAGAGCTTGGTAAGTATCCGAAACTGTATTTAAATAACATGGATAATCAGTTTCGTATCTAATTTCTCTTACCAAATTTTTAGTAAATGCGTTGTTACTGGGATTTACACACAAAATTCCATCATATGTTGAGCCAGGTGCGAATACTTCGGTTGTACTATCAACTATTCCTTGGTTAACCGTGTTTCCTGAATTCCAAATACCGTGTAAAAACCTTGAGTACTTACTCAAAGCAGAGTAATACATGTGCATTTTAGTTTCAAACTGAAAAAAGGGATTTTCATCTGTATTGAGATATACAAAATTATAAGAAGTATGAAATAGTGGTAAATAATTAAGAACTGGAAAAGGACCAGGACCGGGTATAACATCATTAAATTTATTAAATTCATGATATGGTAATATTAATCCCTTTGGATTTACTAATGAGTCCGTGGGAGCCGCCTGTATGGGAATATTCATTTTCATCCCAGGTACAGTAATAATGATTCTTTGGTTTACAAACGAATCACTAAAAACTTGTCCTGGCCCTCCACCACCTCTTCTAATATTATTATCTGAGTTAAAATCCCAATTTGAACCATACAACCTTCTTAAATCATATCTAATAGGTATGGTTTGTGAATTTGGGTCGACTCCCCTTTGTAAAAAAACAATTGTTAATCCAGTTGTACTTTGTAAAGAACCCCAATCATCTAAATGAACATGTGTCCAAGTCATAGAATCAAAACAAAGACCAATTCCTGCGGTACCACAACTAAACCCAAAGTCATCACCAACTGAGTTTATTCTTTGTCTGGTATAGGTCCTATTAGCATTTGACATACCTGGACTTGAGAACAAATTTGATATCGGGTAACCTGCCGGTACGTTTGCCGGTGTCCCGTTGCATCCATTACAATGTCCAAAATATCTATATTGACCAACATTACTTCTTAAAAATCTATAAGGTAGTGAAAATTTAGCGTCTCCACTATTATTTGTATTAGATAAACCTATAGCATAAGCAGTATCGGTAGGTGTGTTGTTAGGACCAATATGGTTAGTTTCTAAAATATATTCATCATAAGGTATAGAATCTATTACTTGAAAATATTCAATATCCATTGGATAACAAGTTGTCCCAGTGATTGATTGTGGTCCAGTTAATGGCATGGTATAAACTGTTGATAATGTATTTGGAGCCCCTTGGAAATTAGGATTAGCATAAAAAGCAGTCCTTGTTAGATGTCTTGTAAATACTCCTAGAGAGTCATCCACATTTGGGTCTTGTGATTCACTAGGGTCTTGGAATGTTAATAGGTCTCCTCTATTAAAAGTTCCATTATCAACAACAAGTACCATAACATTGTCAAAATGGAATTTTGTTGTAGGATTATTATTTGCGGGATTCCATGTAACCTTTATTTGATTCCATCCTGTATTTCCGGGACTTATAGATGCTCCCTTATCTCCGTCCCAAAAAGCTGTGACATTATCAAAATACTTAGCCTTTGTGTTAAATAAATTTAGTCTTTCGGCAAGTGTTAAACTGAGAGAAAATCTTTGTATGTTTCTACTACCATCATTACCTTCAAAAATTGGTATTCTTACCCAATTTGGGTTTTCATCTGAATTCCACCCCGCTTGTATAGTCGAATTAATTAATTTTAATTGATTACTACTATTAGGGGTTGCCTGATTTTCACTACCTGTAGCATCACTGTGAGTGCCGTAGTTCATTGCACTACAAGTATTACCAAGTTTATAGTTTGCAAAACTAGCATCATTTAATTGGTATAAAACGGCAGTCTGAGTTGCACTAAAGGTACTTAGGGAAGTTAAATTTGCCAAATTTGATACATTTACCTCATCAAATTGTGAGGCATTTTCATCAAGTGCAACTGCAAGTGGAATAGTTTCAGGGTCAAGTTGTACAGGGTCTATGTTACATCTACATCTAGTACATCCATCGTCGGTATATAGAAACAACGGTAGTTTAATATTTTTAAATGGATTATTTAATATTGTATCAAATGGTATAAAGTCAGGACATTCTACAGGTTCAGGAACATTAATTAAATCAGCAATCCCATTAATTAAAAATCCAACCGCCTCACAAATAGCAACTACTATATTTATGAGACCAAGAATAATAACTAAAACTGGAGTTAATATTATCCAAAGAAAACCAAGTACGTGAGATATTACTGTAAGGGGTATAAGAATGAATTTAAACATTTCCAATATGAAACTGAAAAAGATAAATAAAATATTATATCTGTAATAAGCATCATTTACTGGAAATGGATTTTTTGTATCTTCACAAGCCTCGTCATTTACATATTTGATTTGTATTGATTTCTGAGGTAAAAAAGAACTCGAAAATCTATCAATCAATTGAGAAACAGTGTAAACTTTATTATAGGTAAACTCAAAGAATCTATCCTCACAATCGACCGCCTCTTGTATCATATCAGAAGTGCCATAATCAACCCAACTTAAACTATACGCATATGAACCTTGTACTTGGAATTGTTGTCTATTGTAGACATCAACAAATAATCCACCTCCTGTATTAGAGTCAATTAAAGTGTAGTTTATTACAACTGTATTACCAACAAGTTCCGGTAAAGGTATTGTATCATGTAAATCAGGTCTTTCTATTCCATTAACAAGTATTGTCCATTCTGAAATGTTATCAGTACCTGTAACAATATAATATTGTTCTGGTGGTACCGCACCAGGAAAAAGAAGTGTTGCAGAGTTTTCATTATCAGGTACATTTAACTGTGACGGACTTGGATTTGTTTTTGCAGGGTCATCATTAGGGTTAGTTGAATTAGGAACATCGCTCCATCCCCATTCTTTTACGTTTGGTACCAAAAAATACCCTCTTCTATCTTCCTCTCTTAAAGATGTTGATTGTTGCCATTTAATTTTAAATCTATATCTTGCTCTTGTGGGTACACCAGCACTACCATCAGGAGAAATTCTTCTAATACCATTTTCATCAGTATATTCATAATCCAAATTCATCGGGACATCTACAACCCACGCCCCATTTGCATCAATTAATTTACCCTCATTTTCCAAACGAAATTCTTCTAAGATAGGTCTACCATCATCGTCTGTAAAAATAGTTTGTCTAATACAATCGATTTGACCTGGACCTGATATTAAATCACATAACCAACCTTGCTTAGCAGGAACTTTACAATTTCTTTTAAGTTTTTTCTTATTGGTAGTTGAGATAAGTGAACCCATAAAAATAGCAACTGGTTTGAGTTCTATAGAAGCCTCAGTAGTTAAGTCAAAATCCGCTCTTACAATATAGTGTTGACAAATCCCTTCTTCCCCGTAAAAGGGAGCAACTTGGATTGTTTTTGTAAGAGTTACAATTTGAGGTAATTCGCTATAATTTTCTGAAAATTTAAATTTGGTTCCATTTACCTGACTCTCAACTGCTCTACCCATCCTTATTAAATCTTGTGGGGATAGAGAAAACTCACCAATATCAGATAAGTCAACTTGCATGAATAACTCATATTGTCCGACTGGAACACCAAAAATCATAAAGTCCCCCGAATCATTAGTTTTTGCCGTGAACTTATAATACTTATCATATACCTCAACAACTGTTGGATTTGTAAGTGCATCAATTCTGTCAGGAAAAGTTCCAACGGGAACGTGTCCTGAATAAGATTGTGAATATGGTAATAAGTTATACTTGTATCCGTCTTCGTTGAAGTCTTCAAAACTTCTATATGGGTATAATGTTGAAATTATAGGGTTAGACTGGTCCTCTTCTGAGATTGGGATAAAAATCGAAACTCTTGCATTTACAAGTCCTAACCCTTTATTAGCAAAAACTCTTCCGCACACAACACCAAAATCAGCACAACTTCTTGTGTAAACCTCGTTTGGGAAAATTGACAGTGATAAAATTTCTAACTTGTCATAATCTTGGTCTAAATTAACTTGTAATACTTTGTTTGTACCAACTTCGGTTCTAATTCTATAAGAATTGGGCATAACTATTTTTTTTATAAATAGTGTACTCTATTTTTTGAAAAAATAAAGAATTAGGAGAAATTGACCGTACTTAAATTTTTAACCCTAACCTGTATATCTTGGTTATCGTACCTTACTTGATATATCTGCCTTGGCTCGGCAAAAATTGTTTCGTCAATAATTTCAATTTGTCTTGTCGCCGAGTCCAAATATCTCTGTGAAGTTTCGGCAGATGAGTAGATTCCTCCCACCTTGTTAAACACCATTATATCCGTAACACTGATAACTCCATCCTCCTCTTGCATGATTCTTCTTATTTCAGAAATATTAACATTTTGACCCATTTGTCTATTAATTGGGTTCATGTAATCCGCAATTTTTAATATAAGGTTTGAAACAACAATTCCTTGGTTTTGTGAAGCGTCTAATACAACTGATATATCAAAAGATAGGTCTATTACATTTGCAGGATAAACATAGATATAATCATTAATCATTCTATAGTTTGACAAATAATTTGCAATGTTTGTCATCAGCGTATTTGATACAGACGAGGTGAGCTTTCCTGTTTGGTCATAAGAAAGAACATTAATTTTAATCTTATTATCCTCCTCAGTTATTGCCACTTTTGCTGGAGCTCCAAACTGAGATGGCATCTTTCTGAGTAACGCTTCGTAGTCATTAATAGTAACCGCTCTGTTTTGTGCCGCAAAATTAAATGCAACAAAATTTCTTACTTCTTCTGTTGTTGGGAAGTTCGCCCCTCCGATTGCGGCTGTTGTATTATTACAAGACAGTGATTGTATAACACTACTGTTTATAATCTGTGAGGGTCCGTTAACTGCAAAATTTACTGTTGCAATTCCGTTAATAATATTAACACCAATATTTGATGAGAGTCCTCCACCTATTCTATACTGAATAAAAAGTGTTGTATTTGGTTTTAATACTGAACCTAATGAAAAGTTGTTTTGGTATTTGGATAAATCAAGTGGTTGTCCGTTTCTAGCAAATTCTCTAAGTAATTCGTCAGTAGAAGTATTACCTCCACCAAATGTTAATTTCATATAACCCTCAGGAGTATATTCTGTAATAAATCTGCTTGTAGTTTGTAAATATCTACCCACTTTAACACCAGGGGTATCAGAAGTTTTTGTCGGGTCTTCGATAAACACTCTGTCTTCGGCAAGAGCCTGAACTTCATACCATCTATTATTTGCACCCAAAAATTCTTGAGCTGAGGGTATGTTTGTATAGTTTGTTCCGTCTTTCAATAATACACTTGTAACACCAAGTACATTTCTTTCAGGTAAAAATATCTCATAAAATGGTCTTGATTCTATATCTGTAATAGTTTTTTTAAACACTTTTGTAACACCATTCACTACCGCCTCTCTTTTAACAATTGTATAATTTACAATAATATTATTTGAGTCATAGTTTGGAATAACAAGTCTGTTAACAAAACCATTAGAGTCAAAATCAGATGAGAAATTACAATCGTTGGGTAATTCGAATATCTGTCCTGCACCTTGTACCTGACTTCCTCTTCTTAAAATTCCACAATATCTTAAATCCTCTTTATCACCAAAAGCTGGTACAACAATAGAGAACTCAACAAGAGCAACAGAAGGTCTTAGTCCAGGTATTTTTAAACCATAAGTTCTTGCTATGTTAAATACAGACGACCTTTCTTGGGCATATTGTAAAACAGTTTCTTGTAAACTTCTGTCAATGTGGTAGTGAAGGTTATCAGTAACGGCAGCATTCAAATCCATAAAGACGCTAAAAATCGCAGCATCATTAAAATTTTGGACTAAATCAGGATAATATAATTTTGTAAAATTAATTAATTCATTCCTGATATTTTGGAAATCCCTTACAGTATACGATATTTGTTTGTTAGCCATTACTTTTATATATTAATAATTATAAAATCACTCTGATTAAATACATTATTTGTGATTGTATAATCAATTCTTACTTTTGCAGTATATTCTAATCCCGCTCTACCGGGTAAGGCAATTGTATTATTAGTCATTCCATCTTGAGTAGTTGTTGGATTTGTTCCTTCTTCCGTACTTGCATCAGTAATAGAAATAGTATTTATTTGAAGGTTTGGTATATATTTTCCAACCGAATCTCTTATCTCTGATTCTATTTGATTAAAGGTTGGTCCATCCAACGGTTCGAAAATATATTCATACAGTCTTGTACCAAAATCAGGTAAAAAATATCTCGCGCCTTTTCTTGTTAAAAGTAAGTGAATTAAACTACTTCTAACTTCTTGGTCTTCAAAATCTGTAAGGTCTAAATACTTTCCATCAAATGAATCCCTAAATGGGAAAGTAATACCATATGTTACACCATTTGCCATATCATATAAATATGGAACTATTTAATTTCAGTAATATTATAATAGTAACAATCTCCATCTTCAGCAACCCACCTATCAGATAAAGTTTCAACTGAAGGTAATTCAGTATCCACTTTTATCTCTTTAGGTTCTATTGGAAATTTATTTGTAATCCAATTAGAATCTCTCCAATAAATTCTGTTGTTTGGTTGACACAAAAGATACCCATCATCGGCAATTAAAATATGACCGCATTTATAATCAGAAGGTTCATCAGAATATGAATTTTTATACCAGTCGACTGTCATAAGATATGTTGCCCAAATTTTTGACCCATCTCTTAAAACGACTTGACATCTTTTTTCATATAAATAATCAAAAATGTTTACTGCAACATTTTCTGAAAAACAATCCCAAAGTTGTTTAAAATAGAATGGTATGTCATTATCGGGTTCTTTTATGAATATTTCAGAAATTGGAACCCTTGACCTTAACATACCATAATCGGTCATTATATGAAATGTTAAAATTTTACCTGCTATAGACTGAATTCCAAAAGCATATGCCTTATGAAACTTATTATCGTCTTCCGCATTTTTTGTAAAATGTGAAACCCTGACCAAACACTTAAACAACTCAATGTTTTCGTTATAAACTGCCATGTGTTAAATATTATGATGAACAACCAAAACAATCAAATTCACTATTTGCCGGTTTTGGTGGTAAGTTTAAATTTGAATAATCTACTTTAGGTGGCTCAGGTGTTACATTTGGTTTTGATACTTTTGATATATCTACAGCCAAGTGTTTTGCCCCTGTTGAAATTGCCTTTGTTCTAACATAATAACAAAGTGTCTTCAGTCCTTTTTCCCATCCGTAGAAGTGTGATGATGAAATCTTTGACAGGGTTGGATTACCCATATAGATGTTCATTGATTGTGATTGGTCAATGAATGGAGCTCTGTCAGCAGCCATTTCAATCAATTCCTTCTGTGAGATTTCCCAAATTGTTTTGTATTTTGGAATTAAGTGTTCAATTCTTTTAACTTTCTTATTGTATTGTCTGTCTTCAGGGTCAAGGTAGTTATTGAAATTAATCCCCTGAACTGAACCTTCATTAAGAATAATTTCATTCTTTAGGTCCTCACCCCAAATACCTAACTTCTCAAAGTCATTAATCAAATATTTGTTAACAATCATAATCTCACCACCAACTACACGTCGATTAAAAATCGCCGAGTGAGCCGGTTCTGTCATTTCATATGAACCTGTAATCTTGGCCGATGAAGCAACTGGCATTTGAGCGGTGAATAAAGAGTTACAAACTCCATAATCTTTAACTTCTTCTTTAACTGATACCCAATCCCATCTTCCTGATAACTCATTTTCTTTCAAACCCCACATATCAAATTGGAATATTCCCTCTGACATTGGTGAGCCGTTAAAGAAATCATATGGTTTATATTCTTCTGACTTACATAAACGGCAACTTTCAGTAATTGCAGCAAAGTAAATTGTTTCAAAAATATCTTTATTAAGTTTCTTAGCCTCTTCTGATGTAAAGATGTAATCCATCAAATAGAATACATCTGCAAGTCCTTGTGTTCCAATTGCAATCGCCCTTTGTTCACGTCCACCCTTGTTTCCTTTTTCAGTTGAGTAGTTGTTAATATCTACAACTTTGTTAAGGGCTCTAACAACTTTACGAGTTTCTTCATACAATAATTGGTGGTCAAATATTCCGTCTTTAATGAAATTCTTTAACACCATTGATGACAATGTACAAATTGCGGTTGTATTTTCATCTGTGTATTGGTAAATTTCATTACAAAGATTTGACTGTTTGATAACACCGATGTTTTGATGATTTGTCTTTTTGTTCGCATTGTCCTTTGAGCAAAGATATGGGACACCAGTTTCAATCTGTGACTCAATAATCTTTGACCAAATTTCTTGGGCTTTAACTTTTTTACCGATTCCAAGTGACACCGCTTTATTATAGTTTTCTTCGTATTCGTCACCATAACATTCTTGGAGTGGTTTAACACCCGCTTTCTTAATATCATTAGGACAGAACAAATACCAATCACCGTTGTTTTTAACGGCTTTCATAAAGTTATCAGGAATCCAAAGTGCTGTGAATAAATCACGGGCTCTTAACTCTTCAGCTCCTGTATTCTTTTTAATATCCAAAAGGTCAAAAATATCTTTGTGCCAGGGTTCCAAATAAATTGCTGCAGAACCTGGTCTACGCCCTTGTTGATTAAAGAATCTGAGTGATTCATTTACAATTTTCAAGTACTTCAAAAGTCCTCCGGCAAATCCACCTGATGAATTAATTCTACTTTCTTTACTTCTAATGTTTGACATAGAAAGCCCAATACCCGCAGCATCTGATGAATATGTCGAGATATCTTTCATTGTATTCAAAAGACCTTCTCTTGAGTCCGCATCATTAAAGTGAAGGACACAAGAAGCAAGTTGTGGAACTTTTGTACCAGCGTTAATCATAATTGGTGTTGCCGGTGAAATAAGTTGACTTGATAATGACTTATAATATTCAACCGCTTGTTCAAATGATTTAGTTACCCATATTGCGACACGCATGTACATATGTTGAGGACGTTCAATTGTCTTACCACTCGGTAATTTCAAAAGATACATCTCTTGTAACGACCTCCAAGCAAAGTAATCAAAGTTATAATCATTATCATGATTAATAACTTCATCAATATTAGATGGTCCATAACTACTAATCATATTTATAAACTCCTGATTAACAATACCTTCTTTGTAAAGTTCCATCATAGTGCTTGAGAAACTTGCATTGGTCTCTTTATGGTAAGCGGAAATTGCAACTGATGATGCAAGTCTTGAGTAGTCGTGATGACTACCAGTAAATGCTGCCGCAATCTCATAGATTAACTTATCAAGTTCTTTTGTGGTAATTTCACCTTCAGTTGGAACTGAGGTGATTACCTTAATAAAAATCTCATCAGAATTAATGTTTAAACCTTTGGCGGCTCTTTTAATTCTATTATATATTTTTTGTGGGTTAAAAGACGCATCTTCCCCACTACGTTTTTTAATTTTTAGTGACATCATAGTTTTATAAAATAATCAATTAAAAGTCATCCGTAAAGGACAATGTTTCGTTCAACTTTGCTTTCTGATACTCAACAGTCCTTGACTCAAAGAAATTACCTTTTGTTTCAACTGCAATTTGTTCCATAAATTTAAATGGTTGTTCAACATTAAAATGTTTTTTACATCCAAACTTAACAAGTAGACCATCAACAACAAACTCAAGATATTGTTTCATAAGATTTGAGTTCATTCCGATAAGTGAAACAGGTAATGATTCGGTAATAAATTCTTTTTCAATCTCAAGTGCTGAAAGAAGAATTTCCTTAATTCTCTTTTCACTTGGTTTGTTTTCACAGTGATTGTTCAAAAGGTGAATTGCAAAGTCACAGTGAAGATTTTCATCTTTAAATATAAGTGAATTTGCGTTACACAACCCTTGCATGATTCCTCTTGATTTCAACCAAAAGATTGAACAGAATGAACCTGAGAAGAATATTCCTTCTACAGCCGCAAATGCTACAAGTCTCTCTTGGAAGGATGCGTTTGTAATCCAATCAAGAGCCCACTTGGCTTTCTTTTGAACTGCTGGAAGTCTGTCAATTGCGTGGAAACATTCATCCTTTTCATTTGGATTTGACACATATGTATCAATCAAAAGTGAATACATTAGACTATGGATATTCTCCATCGCTAGTTGCATTCCGTAAAAGAATTTTGCTTCAGGGTATTGTACTTCTCGGTAGAAGTTCTCAGCCAAATTTTCATTAACAATTCCATCTGATGCCGCAAAGAATGATAAAACATTCTTAACAAAGTATTGTTCATTCTCTGAAAGGTTCTCCCAATCACGAATGTCACCCGACAAATCCACCTCTTCGGCCGTCCAAAATGCGGCTTGGTGCATTTTATAAAATTCCCATATGTCGTTGTGTTCAATCGGAAATATAACGAAACGATTTGGATTTTCTACCAATATTTTTTCCATAATAAATGCTCCTATTTTATAATAATTATACTGTTTGTTGTTTCTTTCTGTCTAGAATTTCACGAATTCTATCTCTATTTTTTTGTTCTTTGTTTTCTTCAAAACCTAACATTGTGATTGAACTTTCTGTATCAATCACAAGTAGTTCATTATCAAATTTGCAGTTTTCAAAGATTACCCCGTCTTTACCGATACGTGATTTTGTGATAGCAATTGTTGCAAGTTTGAGTTCCTTTTGTTGTAATGTTTTGGCCACAGATATAATAACGTGACCTACTTGAGCTTTCTTAATTGAGCCACCCATTTGGTCTGTTGTTACAACTTCAGATGAAATTGAACTTCTGTTACCTTGTGTTGCCGTCCATCCTGCAATGTGTAACTCGTGACACATTGCTTCAAATGCTCTCATTACTGAACCTTCACTCTTCCACTCGTCATCCATCATCTTCTCAGGTGTTACACAATCAATGTAGTCCAAGATAATCACATCAATCTTAATTCCATCTGCAATCATCTTTCTAAGTTGATTCTTAATTTGACCCATAGTCAAAGTATCTGATGGAAGTTTTTTAAGAATAAGTCTGTTTTTCATCTTATCTTGAACTTCGGTTACTTTCTTCATAACCTCTTCTTTGTGGTCACCAAGAAGGTCAGGTGCAATTCCAGTCCAAAGGGTGAAATGTTTTCTTTGAATAATCTTTGGGTTGTCCTCAAAGAATATCTGTAACACATTGAATCCCATATTGAAGGCGTGGTTTGCAATCTTTGTGGTCAAACTTGTCTTACCTACACCTGTTGGTGCAAGTATCACTCCGATTTCACCTTTAGCAAGACCTCCTTTCAAAAGATTGTCAATACCTGGAATCCCCATTGGAATTGGATGTCGATAATCTTCTTGAAGAACTTGGTCCAAGTTTTCAAAAACATCACCTGTATCTTTCTCTATAACACCAACTTGAAGAGCCTCTCGAACCATCTCTTCAAGGGTGTCATAGTTTTCAAACTCACCTCCGTCAATAATCTTTTGAGCCTTCCCCATCACCTTCTGAAGCTCTTGTTGCTTACAGAATTTGAGAGCCTTTTCTTGAACAAAAAGTGACCCTTCTTCAGATACATTTTTAATTTCATTAATTGTATCCAAAGTGATTTTTAACATCAGCTCTTGGGTAATCTCTGACTTAATAATTTGATGCAATGTGTCATAGGTTGGAGCACAATCGAACTTTTTGTAGTATTCTTTAATCATCTGTATGATGATTTTGTAATACTTGTTTTCAAAGTAATTTGCCTCAAGTACATCCAATATCGAGTGAGAAAAGTTCTTATCAATTATTATCTGATTGATAAGTTGTTGTTGGAAGGTACCTCCTAAATAATCAAAATTTTTGTCAGCCATCTTAGTCCTTTTTTAAGTAAATATTGTTAGACTAAGGAGTATCCCATCAAATCGTAAGTTAAATTTTTAGAAGAAAATACTTCAGTCAAATTAGACAAAACCCCTTTAAGATATGGTCGAATATCTACTGTATATCTAATTTTTGGGGGGTAAGGTTTTGCATCAAAAGTGTAGTGGTACATAACATTACCATTGTATTTTAGATACAAATTAAACACCTCAGGTCCATCTGTGAAAGATGTTTCAAGAACCTCAGGGTTTTCCATAATTTCATATTGGTTGTCAGACATATATGAAACACTCTTCATCTTTAGATGTTGTTTCATATTACCAACAAATCCATCCAACAATTCCAAAAGCTCCACTGAATTTTTGGCTTTCGGGTTGTAGTCCTTCACGTTAAAATAACGTTGTACAATAAAGTTGTCATTCACAGTCATCAAAAACTCCAACTTTGTTAAATCTGCATTTTGCTCTTTCATAAAGAATTTTACTTTGTTTTTTTACTTTTTTCTTTTCTTGTTAACTTTAAAAATGGTGTGATAAAATAAGTCCATGCGTCGTCCGTTTTTGGTAGAAACTTAAAAATCCCATCATCCACCATAAACTTGATTAGATTTTTATAACTCCTACCGTCTGTATCCAAGTTCTCTGAAAAGATAAGTTTTACTTGTTCAATTGCCTCTTCATTCAAAAGAGGGTTAGACAAATCCACAATCTTTTCATTAATCTCATAATATTCTTTTTCAAATATACCTGATTTTGTCTTACCAGTCAAAATATTTTTTAAAGTTTGGTTATCTTTTTGTTCTTTCAACAATAGTTCAGCCTTTTCAAGAATTTCTTGGTAGGTGACTTTTCTTTCCAAAACTTCAGGAAAAAATTTAACGAGTGTCTTTTCCCCAAGAGATTGAATCCCTTGTATATTATCTGACTTATCACCCATCATTATCTTCAATGTTAGGACATTTTCGTGTGGAAATTCAAAATCATTAAACTTGATTTTGTCTCCATTGTCATATGTTGTTCTAAGTGAAGGTGAATAAAGTGAGACTTTTTCAGAGATAAGCTGAGTTAAATCTTTGTCAGAAGAGAATATTAGTTTCTTTTCATTCTCAGATATTCTGCAATACTCAGCCATAAGGTCATCAGCTTCAATTCCTTGGACTTCAAGTTGTCGGACATACATTTCCTCCAAGTATTGTTTAACTCTGTTTTTTTGGTATAGATATGACAAATAAATCGGTTCTTCAAAAGATAGTTTTCTATTCTGTTTGTAACTCGGATATAGAATTTCTCTTTTTGACCTTGAGTCTTCCCCGTCCCAAAACACAATTACCTTATCAAAATTGTGCTCGTCAATAAATTTTCTAAGAGTATTAATAAAGTGAAAAAGGCCCCCAATATGGTTTCCATTGTGGAAATAATCTTTCACGCCATGGAAACCAATTTTAAATAGGTTATTACCGTCTATAAGGAGAGTCTTTTTCACAGATTTTAAATTAAATATTTTACTATTTTTTCACTATTTATATTTAAAATGTATTAATTATTTTAGTATATGAATCTTATTACAGAACTTTAACTTTTTAAATTATAAAATAAAAATGAAACATAATCCATATAAAATTGTAAAAATGTTCGAAGAAGAAATTGCCGAATACACAGGAGCTCCTTACGCAATTGCTTTAGATAATTGTACTGATGCGTTATTTTTATGTTGTACTTTTTTAAAAGTAGAGGATGTTACAATTCCAAAAAAAACATACCTATCGGTACCTCAAGCAATAATGGCAGCAGGCGGTAAATTTATATTTGATGATATAGATTGGAAAGGTATATATCAGTTGTATCCATATCCGATATATGACTCAGCAAGAAGATTTACTAGTAACATGTATATAAATGGTAGTTTTATGTGTCTATCATTTCACCCAAAAAAAATACTAAAAATGAGAAAAGGGGGAGTAATATTAACCGATAACCAAGAAGCATATGAGTGGTTTAAAAAAGCTAGACATGAAGGAAGAGACGAAATACCTTACATTGAGGATAACATCAAGTTTATGGGTTGGAACATGTATATGACCCCTCCTGACGCCGCGGAGGGATTGTGGTTAATGTCTTCTATGCCAAAACATAATGAAGACACTCATGAAGACTATCCTGATTTAACTAATCATGATTTGTACAAATCATGATTAGTTATGAATACTTGTATTAATATTCCTTTGAATTGATTTTTATTTAGAGTTCTCCTTCATTATTTTCAAAGGTGACCTCGGTTTCATCAAGAATAATTTCACCAGTTCCTGAAAGTATTGCGTTCCAGTACTGAGAATATTCTTTTTTGTAATTTTCAAGTGCGTCTTTATCATCAGCGATGTATCCCTGTGGGGTTGCGATGATTTTTCCGTCTTTGTATCCAAGTCCATTAATGTGGTTTTTTAATACAGAGATTTTAGTGCGGATAGCATAAGATACAGTTCGTCCATTTTTGGTTGCGGTGATATGATTAATACCAGCGTTTTTCTGATTACCAAATAGGAATACAAGTGCCGATGCAAGCCATAGAGCTTCTCCACCCTTTGCTTTGATAGTTGGTTGCCCAAATGGATTATCGGGAAGTTCTACCCAAGGTTGGTTAACAACTATAAGTGTATTAATGTACGGATAGTCTTCTTTACGTGACTTCGTAATACGAGCCTGTATTCCCATACCAATTTTGTCAGCAAGTACTGATGCGTTATGTTGTTTA